TTCTTCAGTAATCGTGCAAGTAATATAAAAGGTCTTACACCTGTATCTTTATCAATGGTGATATAAGTTTTTAAGAGCTGCTGGAAATATATAAAACTATCTTTTGGAATCTGTAAGAAATTATCACTTGCAAAATCATTGCTTTTGGCAACTTCCAAAAGTTTCTTTCCAACTGGCGTTAATCTTCGGTTATCATCAATTAAACCAATATCACGCATACCAGATGTTTTCTGTCGCGCGTCTTTTGCCTTACGAGGTGCATCACCTTCTTTCAGAAAATCACTTTCTTTAATGAAATTATAGTAAGCTTCCTGTACAGGTTCATTGCTTTCCCATTTTTCATCTTTATATTCAGGCTTCTGCCAAAATTGATTAAGCAAATCAAGCTGTTGTTCAATCTTTTGATTGAAGTTCTGCATACGGAAACTTGTAGTTCCTAAACTATAATAAAATGATTTGAAAGCAATATTTTCTTCAGCCATAATCTGCTCCTAATAATTTGTAATTAAAACTTCATCAGTTTTTGCAATTTCTTTTTTATGATAATTAGAATTACTATAAGAGAACTCCAAATGGTGACAAATGTAATTTCTATTTTCTAACCATTCATTCAGAATCGTATTTGTCTTATTATCTGTAGAAAGGACATTCGAAAGTGCAAATGGTACTTTATGTTCATTTAAGCAATCAAGATAATCAAGCAATCTTTTTTCTTCATTGTCATTCCAAGACTTTTCATTGTAGCTGGCACATGTAATAAGATATGGAGGATCAGCATAAACAAAATCATTGGAAGTTAAAGATTCTGGTTTTATCTTTGTAAAATCTTTATTAGAAAAAGTAATCTTCTTTCCAGAAAGAGCCTGTAAAAAAGCTTTTAACTTCTTTTGCATTCTTATATTAAAATCACGTTTGCCTACAGGAAGATTAAAAGCTCCATCTGAATTAAATCGAATCTGATTGTTAAAAGCGTAAACAATTAGAACGTAAAGATACAAATAATAATTCTCATCTTTATTTTGCAGAGAATTAAAGGCTTCTCTCAATTGCATAAAACCAGCTCTGTTGTAATTACCCAAGCCATTTGTAGAAGTACAATTATAGAAATCATAGTCATGTTCATTTGAATTAGATAAATCGAACTCATTTATGACATTTTTGATTTCAGGGAGAAGAGTTTCATAAGAACTTTTTTTGAAGTAATTAAACAATCCAATTAAATTAGAATCAATGTCATTACAAATAATTTTCTTTGCCGGAACATTTATGGCAACATTACATCCGCCACAGAAAATGTCTACAAAAGTTTCAATGGAATCAGGAAAGAACGGTAGAATCTGGGGAAGTAATTTGTATTTTCCACCGGTATAGTTAAGCGGCGATTTTACTATTTCGACTTTCTCATTTAATTGCATTTACAAACGAATAATCTTTCCTCATTATCGAGGTGTTCTGATTTTCCAGTTGTAAAAGCCTTAAACTGTTCTGAGTAAGTTTTTACACTTCCTTTTGTTTTCAGAGTATCTAAGATTTGAGTATCAGATATTCTCGCATTAGAACGGTCATTTCCTTTATTAGCCATATTGTTATAAGAAACAACAATATATTTTGCTTTAAGATTTTTAATTAAGTCTTCAAAAGCTTCTGGAGCTGAACGTGTGCAGTATTTACTTTTCAACGCTGTTCTATCCATCTTTTTTGCTACACCAAAAACTTCGGGCTTTTCCCAGCGAGCAATGTTTTCAATAAGATGATATGCATCACAATACTGTCTAGAATTATATGGTGGGTCGATATAAACAACGTCAGCAGAAATTGTTTTCACAAGTTCGTTAGTGTCTTCATTAAAACAATGATTATGCTTCAAATGTTCATTAGGTTCTGGAACACACATTGTAAATGACTCTGGAAAGTCAACTCCTTTTCTGTATGCGTCGTAATGCCCACAAGTATTTGCAATCTTATCAATTGCATAAAGGAGTGAAGTAATAAGCATAGCTCTTTCACGATTATTTATATTTCCAGACTTAAATTCATTCTCAATATTCTCACGAATAAAACCAATTTTTGAACAGTTCTTTCTTGAAAAATAGGTATCAGAGAAATTCTGTGTCATATAGTTGTCTTCATAAGGAATATCAGAATTATAGAACTCGATGTACTTTTCAATCTTTGAAGCTTCAAATGGTTCGTCAGAAAACCAGGTTAAATGACAAAGATAGTTACTGTAGAGGATATCGTTTGTATAAAGGATTTTGTCAGTGTAAGCAGAAGATACAGCACCTGTACCAGCAAAAATATCGGCAAATGATTCAAAATCACCGCATTCTTTAGAGATTACATCATTAATAAATGGCAATAACCGATATTTGTTCCCCAGATAGCGTCGGTTATTTATCTTGGTAACTTGCATTTCCCCACCCAATTTTTTCTTTATTATACCACAGTTTTCCATTTTTGCCTATAAATATAAGAAGTTATAAAATCTAATGTTATTGTGTTGTAAAACAAATCAATTACATATCTTATAGTAACATTATACAACTGGAGGGTGCCAAAAAACGACACTCTAATTTGAATTGCTATAAAATAATATAAAATCACAAAGCTATTAATTTCGATTTCTAACATAAACCTCAATTGTAGTCTCATACCAGTCTGTAGTTTCATAATCATATAAAGTTTCTTCTTCGGCAATCATCCTTTCTAAGGCTTCTACATATCTCAAAAAAATGGGTATCTTGTTCTTCTGATTTTCGGGGAATTTCATTTCAAACTTTGTGATGTAAACTTCGTTTTCAATAATCCGGTCTTTTTCCGAGTATTCTCCGCGTTTGAATGTGAGCTTGAAACATGGCATCTTTATGCAGTTTTCTTCTAAACTTGTATTTTCAAAAGGCTTAATAATCAGATTGTCGTTGTGCTCCTTGTTTATCTTTTCTATGTAATTAGGAAGCTTTTTGATTAAGAGATTTTCAAGTTCATTATATACTGTTTCAAATGTTTTCATTTATAGCGATTTCCTTCCATATATATAAATAATATTCTGAATATCCTGTGGAATTTCAGAAAGCTGGATGTCTTCATTATTTTTCTGATGCAGGAACTCTCTCTTTTTGAAAAGGAAAAGTTTTACAATTGCTTCTTTCAAATCAGCCGGAAAAGTTTCCGGCTGAAAGCCTACATTGTAATTTAAGAAAACAACATGTCCCTCAAGTTTTGGATCAATGAATAAGATTCTTCTTCCATCAATAACACAATTTGGCACTCGCAGCTTTGTTGTCATATCTATGATGTTTATCATTTCTGTGATGTGATTCTGTTCTGTAAATACCATGCAGTCTTTTACAGTCTGGATTTCATTATAGTTTCTATCTTCTAATGGATAGTCCAGAAGCTTTTCAACATAAGAAAGTGTCGCATAAAAAATCAGAATGTCTGTATCTATTTCATCTGCCTTAAGCTCTAATATTTTTTGAAGTTCTTCAAAAGTGAATGGTTTCATATTTCTCCGTCATTGGAAAAGCGGGGCAAAGGCTAGTATAACCTTCGTTCAGTCAAATACAAGGCCAAGCCCTTCGGGTCGCTGCGCGAGCCTTGCATTTGCCTTCACTTCGGTTTTGGACTTTTCGCCCCCGCTTTCCAAAGGGCAATATATATTGCTCTTTGGTTATGGGTTATTCTTCTGCAGTTTTGAGAAGGACCATATTCTTTTTGGGTCTGGTAACCAGGAAGCCGTCACGCTTTCTGAAGCGCATGAAGAGCTCTCCGTATTCGAGGCCTTCTGTTGTTTCGTCGAAACGTTTGATTTCGATTCCCTTGCGGTTGCCGTGGATGATGCGCTTTGGATTCATGAAGATGGCAATCACGCTGTCAGCTTCGATGTCGGCAAGCTGTGGCATCAGGCGGCTTTCAACAACGTCGTAACCGTCAATGCGTCCTGGCATTCCATCACCTGGCTTTCTCCAGATTGGGTTATGGTTGTCGTCCTGAATGTTGGCGATATGATTCAAGAAAGTTTCGTGCAAGAACCACTTGCAGTATTTTCTTTCTTCCGGCTCAACCATCAATTCAGCTTTGCGGAAATCGAGATATGTCATATGTGTTTCATCAGTTCCCTGAATGCGGCACACTTCGGCATGTGTCATATTCATTGCACCTGTGAACGGGTCGTCGTCAGCGATAAGACACTGGCGGTCGAACTCCTGTCCGTAGGCTTCGGTGAAATCTTCGAGGAACATCTTACCCAAATCAACAAAAACATCTTCTCCGAACTCGTCGAAGAATGGAACGTAGCCTGCAAGTGTGTAAGCCTTGAGCTCTGTTCTTGTCGGCATGTTTGATTTTGTAGCGTCGATTTTCTGACCGTATGAAGTAAGCCACTTCAATTCAATTCCGCCACGGTCACGCTGAGGAATAAAAATAGAAGGTCCGCTCATTGGTCGATGAGTTACGAGGTTCATCATCATAGACTGCTTTGCAGCTTCTTCCATGATTGTTTCCTCGTAAATCGGATTGATAAGATACTGGTCATTGTTTGCGAGGTTTCCGATTGGCTCACCAAGCACAGCCTTTGATGGTACGAATCCTTTTCCGGCTTCCCAAGAGAAGTCTTTTGGATTATTCCATTTTTCAGCTCTGATATTTGGACAGCACTTAAGCTTTCCAAGTGTTTCCTGGTCTTTGTTCCAGGCTGCGCACAAGGCTTTACCAAGATTGTAGTAAACATCTTTCAAAGACATTTGTTCCATCTTTGTGTCAGCCTGTTTCATTGCTTCACGGAAGTTCTTAATTGATTCCTTACAACCAAAAATCTCTGATGTTGTTGCATCTTCCTGAGTTTCAAGAATCTTCAACATCTGTTCGGTTATTTCCTGCTGTTCCAGGAAATACTTGTTAATCTGCTCAACGCTGGCAGCTTCGCTCGGAAGATTGGCTTTCATGTTGTCCAATCTCTTATGAAGAGCTACAATTACTTCATTCATCAATTAGCCCCCTATGCTTATTGGTGATGTAAGGAAGACTTGTTCCAGCAGGTCTTCCTCTTTTTTAATACTTACGCAATTGTCTTTTTAAGACCTTCACGCAACCTGTCAAAATAAGAAAGTTCTTCAGGTTCCTGAATCACTTCCGTAATTTCCAAACGTTTAGTAGGATTGCTTCTGGCAAAAGGATTTGCCGGAACACAACAGATACTAAATTCTAACAGTTCCTGCTTGCGGAAAATCAGATCGCATTCGCGGTCTTTTGCTTCCAGAAACTCAATTTCTTCTGCAATGAATCCAACAGAGCCACAGCGAAGAGCACCAGCTTTTACTCGCTGTCCGATGCTCCAGCCAAACTCGTCAAACTCTTTGTCGTTGAAAACAATGTCACCTTCAAGAACTGTTTCAGCTTTTATATTTTCTGCGTAGCCGATTGCAGGGATAGTGTAATCGTGGCTCCAGAGGATTACAGGATTCGCAAGGTAATTTTTCAAGTTCCATCCTTTCGGGTCCACCTTTTCAAAGTCACGGTCTACATCAAAGGTGCTCATTACCCAGTGAAAAGAATCTTTCTGAACATCAATAGACTTAAAGACTTCCACCTGTGGCGAAACCTTTCCAGAATGTGTGTTTTCCTTAAGGAATTTCAAAAGCTTTTCACGGCATCCAAGTTCCTTGTTTTCAACACCGTCAATCTTTATTATCATCAGTATCTTCCTCCGTATGGTTTTCAAAATATCGTTTGGTTAGTAAGTCCAGGTCTTTTGGTTTTGAGTAGCCGATTTTTCTTCGCAGTCTGTAAATGTAAGTTGAAACAGTCTGACGAGATAAACCTGTCTTAAAACTGATTTCTTTCTGAGTTAATCCATCCCAGGTATAAAGACCGACTTTCATTTCGCCTTCAGTAACCTCAGAATAGTTCTGCTTATCAAGAAGAAAATCTCCGCTTTCAATGGATTTGGTAATGGATTCCGGGTAGACCTTCATACCACTTTGAACTTTTGCAATGGCATTCTTAAAAGAAGCTTCATCTTCAATGTTTGAGATAAGTCCATCAACACCAAGCTGGTTAATTCGAAGTCCAAAATAATGCGAACAGTCGCCCATTTCCACAAAGTAAGTAAGCAGTCTTGGATTCAAAAACTTCAATCTGGTCAGCTCATAAGAAATAACATAGCCTAAATAGTATTTATCAAACACAATTGCAATGTCATTCTTGAACTGAATCAAACGATGAATCTGAAGAAGATTGCTACAAACAGTTACCTTATTTTCTCCCATTACAGAAGAAAAACTTTTCTTTACACGCATTTTTATTTCATTATCGCAGCAAGCGATAAGCACTTTTGTTACCATAAAATCACCTTATTTTAATTAGATTTTGTTATCAGAACTTTCCGGTACTAACGAAGAAGCTCTATACCAGGTGTCGCCCCAGGGCTTAGAGTCCTGACCGCGACTTCTTAAAACATCATTGATTGTTTTCAGTCCGGCGTTGATTTCTGCAATATCTCTGTTGCTCTGTGCATCTTCGCTTTCCTGTAGTTCTGGTATCGATTCAAGATTGAAGCCACCGGTTTCTGTAAGGTTGAATCGTTTGAAAAGTTGCACTTCTAAAACTTCTTCGAAGTTTTTAAGAAGTGGAATAAGTGTGTAATTCCAAAAAGCACGATGTTGTGAATCAGTGTCTGTACCGCTTAAGGAACTCTTCGAATCCTGTATATTCGCAACTCTAGGCGGAATGCCATATTTAGCGAGTAGCGTATATAAGTTCCAGCGTTTCATATCATAGAGTTTCAGAACATCTGGACTAAAAGTCAGTGGCTGATACTCTGTCCCTTTTCCTAAAACGGCTACACGGTTTTTCATGCCGCGACCGTATTTCTTATCCCAA